ATCGGGAATACCCCGTAAATAGTCTTGAGGTTGTCTAGGTTCCCAATCTTGCTCACAAGCCCAGGTATTATCCCATTTCTGACGAAGACGAGAGAACTTAAACTTTCTGCCACAAACGTCGCAGATTGCGTTATAGTCCCCAACTCGTAAGAAATCAGCCTGACCCATTAGTTTGCCGTAGGTGAGTAAACAGGAATATCGCCTGTACAAGTATAGGTATTGCTTGCACTAGTTGTACAAGTCATTACTAAACGATAAATATTCTCATTTAGACCACCAATTACCCGTTGGGTAGCTTTTCCAAGGCTAATAACAGGAGTTCCTGACAATATAGCCGATGGGTTAGGGTCTGTGCCTTGAATAGTTACCGCAGTACAAGTAGCCGTGCTAAGAGTCTCTCCGGTGGCTAATACAGGATTAAAGTCAAAGCTAAATAACTCTGATTCCGTGGTAAATTTAGATGTAAATTGTGACATTATTTGTCTACCTTCTTTTGCCTTTGATTGGCTAATTCAGTACGAATTTTAAACAGATTTAACACCCTGTCTCTAGTGTTTATTATAAAGGTATAACGCTCAACTGTACCCAATCTTGGGAATACTGCGGCAATTAAAGAAACAATTACGTTTACTGTGACCGTTAAAACGGACGCTAGAGCCTTTGCAATAGAAATTGTAGGTGTAGATACAACCGACATTAGTTTTGCTCTAAAAAGGGCTATAGAAGCCGTTGTAGAGGATACTACAGATAGTATCTTTGAAATAACACTAGCAAGGGTCAAAGTAACTGTTTCAGTAACAGTAACACTTAGGGTATACCCTGATGACTTAATGATACTAACAGCATTAGAAATTGTGGCATTGATTGTTTTTGTTAATGCTTTTACGATAGTAATGTTGTTAGTAACATTTATGGTAAATGAAATTAGATGAAACGCAGACTCAGTAAGTACGACCAATACATTCTCGACAACCGTAGATATGATTTTGCTGATAGCCTGTTTTATAGATATTGTGCTAGTTACTGCTACGGATATAAGTTTGATTGGTAGCTTGGTTATAGTTGCCACAGAAGACACTATTGCGGTTAATGCCTGCAAATAAGTAGTACTACTACTTCCTGATATAGGTGCAGAAGAAAACGGTGAAGCACCAAACATTACAGAACTACCCATTTACCGCCACTTGGGACGGTTACAGTTACACCACTTGCAATGGTTATTGGGCCTGTTGACATGGCTGAATCACCGCTTGGAATGCTAAAACTTGCAGAAATAGTGCGGTTATTACAGATAATGCCATTGCTTGCTCTTTGAATTGGAGCAGTTTGCGTAGTTCCATCAAACGTAAAATTAGACGCTTGATTGGGGGTTGTCGTTCCTTGACCATACGGAATGTAGGTTGAAGTATAGGTAAATGGAGCTGCTTTGTTATTAAATGTATTCCAATCGGTGCTAGACAAATAACCATTTGTGCTAGTCCCAGCTTGGGATATAACTAAATGACTTCCCGAAGTTCCTGAACCCGACAATGGAGCATCAGCAGTTACAGCAGTTAAATATGAGCCTGCTGGCTGTTTATTATTAAAGGTTGTCCAATCAGTGCTAGTTAAATATCCATTGGTTGAGCCGTTTGCTGCAGGCATTGAAATGGCAGGAGTTGTACCACCACTTGAGACTACAGGACTTGTGCCTGTTACGCTAGTTACGCCTGTATTAGCAACTGTTAAACCACCGCCTGTTGTAGGTGTTACGCTAATACCTGTACCAGCAGATAAGCTAGTATTTTTCCAATAAGCATCTGTTTGGTCATAAGTTAATATTTGACCGCCAGTTGGGGAGGTAATATTGACGTTAGAGTCTGTGCCACCCAATATTGAACCTGGATTTACCAATACAAAGAATGAACCTGAACCACCATTGCCTGCATGAGTAACAATACCTAATTGAACCTTAATAGCAGGTGCTGTTGGTTTGGTTTTTGTTGGATTGCCAGTGGTAGGGTTATACCAAATGACATCGCCATCAGCCCATGTCTCACCATAAGCAGTTCCGTTAGTAGTAATACCGTGGATTAAGCCATAACTAGTAATGCGACCAAAGTTACCGCTTGTAATTGGTTCTGTAGCACATCCTAAGATAAGATTGCCGTCTGTAATTCCTGAAACTGTAGGAGCAAAGGTAATTTGACCACTTGCACCAACTACGCCTGTTTGATAAACAATCTGTAATGGGCTATCTGAGATAGTTGCAGTAGCTTTACCATAAACAAACAGTTCCTCACCGACTTGTTGAGTGATGTTGCCACCACCCATACCTAGGTTCCAATTTCCTAGGGTATCGTCATACCACATCCGACCTGCTGCAACAGTTGTTCCTGGAGCAGATTGGAAGTTTACATAGAATTGACCATCAACGTGCAATGCGTTTGCTGAGTCAGCAATAGCCGCTTTAGTTGCAGGATAGTCACAGAATACATCTTGTGTCCCACTGGAGAAATTCACCAATGAGCCTGAATTTGAGGAAGCTAGGACGGTAGTTCTCGCTAGAGTCGTACCGCCTGCCCCGATAGTTCCATAACCTACTTCCCAATTAGCACCACCTTGGTCGGCAATTGTGTAGTAAGTTGTGTTATTAGCTCCAATTCCAGCGGAAAAGGATTGATAACCTGTTGCTGCCCCTAATAGGGTAACTGTACCCGTACCTGGTGCTGCACAAGATTCTTTAACTCTATCCGCTAAAACGAAAGCCATTATTATCCTTAACTAAATTGACATTTGAAAGTAAATTGGATGCTATCACCTGTGCTCAAAGGAACGCCTGTGAAGTCGCCCTTAATGAACAAATTGCCAGATGTAGATGCATCAAACAAACCAGCATTGGTGATAGTCTCACTTGTGCCTGCAGTTTGAGTACCAACTACTTGGTATGTATCGTTAGTTGTGGAGGTTGTTACTTGTGAAGTTGTACCTGAAACTCGTGGTAATACTTCAGTAAACAAAGTCGTATCAGTTGCAGCCGTAGTACCAACGCCAGTTCCCCAAGCCACATACTTTGGCTGAGTTGCTGAACCACCATTTAGGTAATTGGTAATAATGGCCTTGCCTGTGTTTACGAGCAAAGTTGCCATTTTATTTCCTTTCTAGAAACTTTTTGAGTTTCCAAACAAATCGTTTAATTGGGTTAACGTGCCAATAGTCAATAACGCCTAGCTCTTCTACTGTGCCGTCAGCACGAGTAATCGTGGCTATTAATTGTATCTCTTTAGCGTTGGTATTGGCTACTTGCATATTAGCTTGCTTTTACAATTTCTAAAACAATAGAAAAGGCTAGGTTAGTAGTAGCAGTTGCACCACCTGTTGTAGTCAATAAAATAGTTTGATTTGGTGTTGTTGCATTATTAGTAATTCCACCAAAGTCACGACCTTCCATTTCACCACGACCTGTTGCATTCCAAAGAGTTGCAGGCGTACCACCACCCCAAATTAAGTCTACTTGCAGAGCGTCTTCAATGTCATAGTTGATTCTTGTAACACGCAAAGAACCAGCTTTACTACCTTGAGCATCTACTTGGCTTAATGTTGCAGCGTCAACGATAGACTGATTTGTATAGTCTTCACCATTAACGTAACCACTAATTTTGACAGTAGTTTCCCTGTAGCCATCATTTATCTTTTGAACAGTAATCGTCTTTGCCATGATTAGTAACCGCCTCTAGGCTTTGGAGATTTAGTGCTTTGCTTTGGAGTTTTACCGCCAGTTTTTTGTGGCTTGTTTGCACCGTAAGGAGCCTTTACACCCATTCCAATTGGCTGACCATCACGTAATTTTTTGTTCGGCATATCCGTATCCTTTATGTTTAGAGAAAAATCCCCCTAGAACCTTTTGAGAACTAGGGGGAATCGCTCACGTGGAGAGCTATTAGGCTCCTGGAGTACCCCACAATGCACGTGGGTCACCCCAACCGAACGCATAACGCTCGTAAGACTTAGCTTTGGCATTCATTGTGTCAAAGTCATTGTCTTGGTCGAAAGTAATCGCTTGACGCTCTTGGTGAATCATACCTGTACCTGTTGGAACTTGAGCACGGATAAACCATGCTTTAGTAGAGGTCAGATAGTGGTTCATCTTAATGCCTTCTGGGAGGGCATTAGTTGCGTTCAATACGTTTACAGCGTTTGAAGTAGTACCAGGAGGGTTAGCACCTGTGTTGTATGAGTATACAGACTTCAAAATACGGTTAGCTTCGAACCAGTTGCTTGGATGAACGATGAGGCTCTTAGGCATCAAGTTGATACGTAAGCCACGGTCGTTAGTTGCCAACATCTGTTGAATCATCAAGTTCTCGATAGCTGCTTCAGACAAGTTTGCTGCAACAGTTAACAAGTTAGAGAATGTACCACCAGATGTATTTGGGTGAGAAGCGTTCAAGAGTGAAACACCGTCGCCACCAGCATAAGCATTGTCAAATGCGTTGTTGTAAACGTTAGCAGCTACGTTCTCTTTGGTTTGACGCATAGAGAAAGCATTAGCAGCAGCACGACGCTTGGAAACAACTTCATAAAGGTTGTCAGCCAATTCTTCTTGAGTAACGATATAACCCAAACCGTATGCAACGTTGGTCAAACGAGTTACGAAACCTTGAGTTTCAGAATCGTAAGATACGCCAGCACCTTGTGGTTTCTGAGGAGCTAAACCGAAGCCAGTAGCTTGTACATATTCTTCGTAGTTCTTGTCAGATTGAGTTGTATCAAAGAGGTCTGTATATTCTACAGGATGTTCGTTGTAAGAACGACCCCACCAAGCCTTAATACCAGGCCATAGGGCTTTCGGAAACGAACCAGTTGTAATTACACCAGCCATTTTTTATCTCCTAATTAAACGCCAGCAGTGCCAGTGGCAAGCTCGTGTTGATTGAACTGAACAATGAAACGGCTGTATGGGCCAAGAGCACTGCCTTGGATTTGTTGGTAAGCCCAAAATCTTCAATGGGAGTGAACTGGTTGTTGCAGGTGCAGTCAATACAGTCGCAGACAATTGAGTAGACAAAGAAGGAGCAGCTACAGTGTAAGATGCGTTCTTGTTAGCGTCAGTTGTAACGAAAGTTGTACCATCGCCTTGGATTTCGAATACTTGGCGTGGGTCATCGTTTACTAAAATATAGTAAGCGGTTGTCTTTGTTGCAGGGATACCAGTCACTGTCAAGTCAAGGTTTACACCCTGAATAGAAGGATTGCCTGGGTTAGGGTTTACTACGCCAACGATTACACCACGTGGGGTGTTACCAGAGGCACATTTTGTTACAGCAGGGATACCGTTTGCGTCGGAACCAGCAATAGTCTTAACCACGTCACCAATGTAATAGGCATTGCTATCAGTTGATGGGATGTAGTATGTACGAACTTGTTGGTTGCTTGCAGCACCACCGCCATAAATAATGGGAGAGAATCCCATTGGGGCGTTTACGTTTGCCATTTAATACTCCAAATAAAGTTTAAATTAAGAACGCTTAATCGAGATTCCAGCCGTATAACGACCATCTTGACCAGCATTTCCATTAATATTTCCACCAGCAATGGCATCTTCAATACGCTT